GGTCATAAGTCTTGGGCAACCGTTTGATCCAGTAAATGCTGGATTCAAATAAACTGGGTTAGAATAAAACTGGGTAAAGTGTGGATCTTGTGAAAAAGAAATATTACACACTAGTAAAAATAGGATTGAAGAAATTGTTTTCATAATTAAAATTTTAAATTGTCAAACAAATATATAAACTTTTTTTTAATTGACAAAATTTTTTTGTTAAAATTTATAATTTTTGTCAATATTTCTTTTTCCGTGTTTCTTTTCCATTAATTTTTGGTGTAAATCCCAATCTAATATTGATTCGTCTGGCTGAATTAGTCCATCCAAATGGTGATCTCCAGACATATCTGATCCTACTGGTCTTTTATCCATAATTTTGATTATTTCATCAATACTATATGGATTCAGTCCGTTTCCATCAACACCGACATCCAATCTTTTTCCGTTACCAAATTTAGCTTCTCGTCCAAGATGTACGTGTCCGTGTAAATGGATAACACCTTTATTTAGACCGTTCCAACTCTGGAGTGGGTAATGACATAAAACAAAGTTTCTATCATTTATTTTAACTTCAAGGTAGTGGTTTACACTTAAAAACCGATTTCTTATGTCGTCTCGGTTATTATCTATGTGATGATCGTGATTTCCTAATATAAGATGAATGTTTTTACAAACTAATCTATCAAGAAATAAATCAATATTCTCAAAACCCCCAAATGAAACATCACCTAACATTATTAGTGTGTCGTCTTGTCCTACCATATTGTTAATACCGTCAATAAGTCTTTCGTTCATTTGTTCAATAGTTTCAAAATCCCTAACCGAATCAACTGGTATTTCACCATCCTGGGTTCTCCAGTTTGTTACACCTCGTACAATATTTTTATGACCGTAATGTGTATCCGATGTTATGAATACTTTTCCTGTTGTTAATATTTTTTTAAAACTCATAATTTTATTAATAATTTCTTGTTGAGCCAGTAAAATATGTTAAATAATCATTAATATTTACATCTATATTTACATCTATATTTCTAGGGTAGTCTGTGATTCTTCTTGTTACTCCATATTCACCTTGGCTTGTTAAATCATTTCTAGGGTAATCATTAATTCTTCTTGTTACTTCATATTCACCTTGGCTTGTTAAATCATTACTTGGTACTAATGGTAATTCATACGGTTCAGATGTCCACGTACTATTATAACGATTATCACCCACTAAACTTCTTATTCTGTCAATTATGCTTGGATGATTAGTTGTTTCATTATTGCTTTGGTGAATATTAATTATATCTGAAATAGAAACTGGTTCATTTCTGGTTGTACCATAAATCAAATCAAGGGTACTTTCATTTTTTTGTAATTCTTTTCTAATCTTTAAAAAGATTTCATCCGGAATCCAGTCTATAAACATTGGACTAACTTCACTATCGTCTGCGGTCCAAGCTTGGTATTTATCATCACCGTAATCCCTTGAAAAGGCAACTTTAGTATCATTTTTTTTATTAATACAATAAACTAACCTATGTGTTTTTAAATATCTATCCCAATATTTTGCCTGTGTTGTACACCATTTTGTGTTTGATCCATAAACTCTTGATGCCTCAAAACTTAAAGGTGTTAATACTAACCAGGTATCATCTTCGTGTATTTTTAAAATTTCTTTTTCAAGTTTTTTTCTATTTTCAATTTCTTCAGCAATATCAACTTGTCCTTCTAATTCACGAAAATTTTTATACTTACTAATATCTTTTTCTTTTATCCTATTTGCTTTTATATGTCTTTCAAATTCATTTAAAACTGAAATCTCAACTGAACCAAACAAAAACACACCTAAATAACCTTTAAGTTCATCCAAGTTTGGTCTATAATATTGATTATCTTTTTTAAAATTTTTAATTAAAAACTCGGTATACTTGTAAGTGCCAGTCGGATCCAATGATGTGATGATATCAATTAATGATACATTCAAATCCGGATGTTGTTCTTTAAGTTTATCTAATCTACTCATAATTTTATGCTGAATCTATTTTTCATTTGTTCTATTTTATCTTCTGGAACATTGTGAACATTTGTTCCTCCGTGTCTATTTTCCACTATAACACAGAAAGTTTTATAACCGTATTTTTTTGCCAACTCAAAGTATGGTTCCATTTCCCATTCTTGTGTAAATGTGTTTGAAACAACAATTTTATCCATATTTAATACCATATCACCTTCTACTCGGTTTTGACACCAACTATGTGCTAATTTTATTTTAGAACCATCAAACTTATATTCACCGGTAGTCGGATCAATAAAATACATATCAGCTTCATAATGTATTCCACCTAAAGTTTTAGCGAATGTTGATTTTCCAGATCCTAGCTCAAGGCACTCCCCTAACAAGATACAAAATCTTTTCGGGGAGTGCTGTATTTTTTAATATGTTCATATATTTATTGTTAGTGGTATTCTTGATACTGAATACAAATATATTAAAAAATTATTATTATAACAAGTTTTATTAGAAAATTATTATTATGACAAGTTTTAAAAGAAATTGCCCAAAATGTAATTGTGAAATAACTTACAAGAGTAAGTATTCGTTGATTAATGCAAATAAAAAAAATAGTAAATGTAAAAGTTGTGGATTAAAAGAAATAATGACAGATGAAGTTAAAAAAAGAATGTCTGAAAGAGTTAAAGGTGAAAATAATCCTATGTTTGGTAAATTTGGTGAATTAAATCCTTTTTTTGGTAAAAAACATACCGAAGAAACCAAAAAAAAGATAATTAATGGTCGTGATTATAGTGTTTATAAAACAGAAGAATTTAGGCAAAAAATATCTAAATTATTAAAAGGTAATAATAATCCGATGTATGGCAAATCTGTTTATGATGTCTGGGTTGTGAAGTATGGGAAAGAGATTGCTGATGAAAAAATGATAGAGTATAAGAAAAAACAATCTCTGAATAATAGTGGTGAAAAAAATAGTATGTATGGAAAACCGGCACCAATAAACTCTGGTAATGGAATTTGTGGTTGGTATAAAGGTTGGTTTTTTAGAAGTTTATTAGAGTTGAGTTATATGATCTTTGTTATTGAAAGGTTTAATTTTGATTGGGAATCTGGAGAAAGTGAAAAATACAAAATAAGTTATTCTATTGATGGTAAGAATAAAAATTATTTTCCTGATTTTGTTTTAAATAAAAAATATATTATTGAATGTAAACCAAAAAAATTAACACAGACAATCACTAACAAAATTAAATTTGAGTTCGCTAAAAAATATTGTGAGGAAAATGGTTTTATATTTAAAGTGAGGGACATTCCAAAAATTAAAAAAGAAAATTTAATTAAGATGATTAATGATGGTTTAGTAGAATTAACAAATAAGTGGAAAGATAAGGTTAGGTTTTGATTTTTTTGAACTTACAAGTATTTATTATTATGAAAATTATAATTTCGGAATTACAATATAAAAAATTAATCTCTAATGATAGAGTTAAAGAGTCTGTCGAACCAGAGATAGAGACTAGATCTATTGATTTTGCAAAAGTATATTCAGACTGTTATCCAAAAGTCTTTAGTCAAATTTGTTTAAAGTATTCTGATGGTGATTACGAAAAAGCTCAAGATTATTGTCAAGATGGATTTGTTAAAGCGTATCAAAAACAAGGACAATTTACTGGAACTAATGTATGCGGTTGGATTAGTAGTCTTATGAGAAATCATATTATTGATGAAATGAGGAAAGAGAAAAGAGGGGGTTTTAGGGTTAGTTTAGATAAAACTAAATTAGGATCATATGATGTTGATACAAATGATGATGACAATGATGAGTTTTATTCTAAAAAATATTCCCCTAAAGATATTCAAGCAGCAATAAGTACTTTATCACCAAAATATAAAGAGATTTTTGTAAAATATTATATGGATGATATGCAACATCAAGAAATTGCTGATGAATTAGGTATCAACGTTGGGACATCCAAATCCAATTTATTTAAGGCCAAGAAAAAGGTGTTAGATTATCTTAAAAATTTAAAAAGGGACTAAATTGTCCCTCTTTTGGTTGACATTAAATTGTTGTCTACTCCACCACCTTGTTTTTCTAAACAAGGAAACTAACTAAAATCTGTTGAATTTGAAACTCGTAACTCATCAACATAAGTATCGTGATATCTATCTAAATCAATCCAGGCAACTCTATGTGATGGATTTTCCTTATGATATGTTTGTGAATCGTAACCATCAACACACCAAGTTGTTGCCATCTCAATAAATTCATCCGGAGTTATTTCTTCACCATATTCGTCAATAATACAACCACTTCTAATAAATTCAAATAATTCTTCTTTAGTTGAGTAATGTTTATTGTTATGGAAATTCCAACAAAACTTCCACCCCATACTTCTTTTACCTAGATGAATTAATATTTTATCGGTGAATTCATCCCACGGTGAATATGTCGTCCATTCATCTGGACCACCAATATTAAATCCACGATTAACAGAACTAGGTTTTAAATCCATTTGTCTAATTCTAGTTTGTAATACATTTTTTCTTTTTTCCAATTCTTTTTCAGTCGGAATTCTATAAAAATTTGTTCCCATATAAATTTATTAATTATTTAGTAACTAAAGCCTCAATCTTACTTCTGACTTGATCTACAATACTAAACTCAACCGAAGAAGTAACCACAACACAATTTCGTAATATATTAAAAGGTATATTAACTAAAAAAGTATCTCCATTATAGAAAGATAAATTCTGATCTAACTCCAATGAAGCGTGAACCATTTTTAAAAAGAGTTTGAATTGTATTTGGTCAACAAATGTTTCATTTAATAACTCACCCATTGTTTCGTGGATGATTCTAATGTTATGTCCTTGTTTATTCATAGGACAAATATATAACATTATTTAATATAAAACAAAAAATCCCAAATATTTTTTTAATAAATCTGGGATTTTTTTTTAGTCAAACCACTAAAATGTGAAGGGGGGTTATA